TCTAGCGTCAGCTGGGTGAAGTCTGTAGCTGCTTCGTTCGCTTCGTTACTCATTTCTTCTTCCCCCAAAGTTTGGCGATAGCTTTCCAGTCCCACGAACCGTCCTTGCGCTGCACACGTACTTGTGCCTTACCGATCTTCTTACCTGACTTCTTACCATCGCCAGTACTAGGCTGGCCGTGCTTCCCTGCCATCAGTTAGTACCAAACCTCTGTTCGTTGAAGTCACGCTTGTCTTCCCACACCTGCTGCCAGTCGACATCCTTGAAGGCAGGATTGCCTAGCAGATTGCACAGGTAGATCAGAACGTCGACTACCTCCTCCTGCAGGGTGTCCTTCCCCAGGATGTTAACTGTGTATTCGGGATCGAGAGCTTCTGCCTCGGTGATGCTACCTCGAGTGATCTTCTTGACGAAGTTGGCAACTTCACCAACTTCACCAGCCATGCAGAGGACCTGATTGGCTAGCGACTGCGCTTCGCCAGGGAACCAGCGATTGCTATCCGATGTGCAATCGAAGACCATCTCACCTAGGTTCATGTCATGCAAGCTCATTTGATACTCTCCAGGAACTCGACCTTTGCCGTACGAGTGTGATCGGCGAACACTCCGAGGGTCTTCGTAGTCACCGTTGTGGCACCAGGCATCTGTACGCCTCGGACAGTCATGCACATGTGCTCAGCTTCGAGCTGGACGATGACGCCCAAAGGCGAAAGGCTCATCTGTAGGAAGTCTGTAATCTGTGACGTGAGTCGTTCCTGTGTTTGGAGCTGACGTGCGTAGTGCTGCACGACTCGGCCAAACTTGGAGAGGCCTGCTTCCAACTTACAAGGCACGTAGCCGATTCGAGCTTCGCCGACGAAAGGAATGATGTGATGGTTACAAACGCTGATGAACGGGATCTTCTTGACGATGATCATCTCATCCGTCTCAGCGTCGAACTTCCTCCACTTGACACAATCACCGTTGCAGTTCTTGCACGCTGTTAGCTCATCGAGCATGTTGAGGAAGCGGCTGGGCGTGTCTCTGCCGTGTTCGGTTGTTACATTGAGACCAGCATGGACTGCAAGGATATCCTCTAACATCTCTACTGTTTTCAGCTTGCTTACCTCTCCCCTAAGACGATTGTACTCGTCCAGCAGATGTTGCGGAGGTGTTACCTCTCCACGTGGAATGCCGTAAAGGTCTGCATCTTGATTTGGCCCAGGCATTACTTGTTCGACGCACCTTTCCAGTTCTCCAGGGGAATACGGTAGGTTACCTTGCTACCCTCGTATCTGATCTGAACGTGTGTATAAAGGCTAGCCGGCGCAGCTCTTCGATTACCTGACCACTTCTTGCCATGAAGTGGTTTTGCTTGTGTACTCACAGGCATGTTAGACTCCTATCTTATTCGGGTCCCAGACGAACTTATGTACTTGTACATTTAGACGCCAGGGCAGATCATCGTTCTGCATCCACTGGCAGAGTACCTCTGTGTCGAGCTTACCCCAAACAACGCCTGCGTAGACCATAGGTGCCTGAGGGTCTGTCAGGTGTTCCTGGTAGCGACGCTTCGCCTCCTCGTAGTCAGTGCGATCCTTGATCGTGAACTTGACTGCATCAGTCGCGTTCAGCTCCCTGAAGTTCTCTTCGAACGTAGTCGTGGGATCGTACTCTTCATTGCTGCCAGGAAGCTTCCAGTCCAAGATGAAGGTGTCGATCATGTAGGCGAGATCGCTGGTCCACTTCAGCGCACCGTTGGTAAAACACTCTACGGTTATCTTCTGGCTGGTAACCTTCAGTGCATTGATGAACGTGATCAGGTTAGGCTGACTCTGCAGGAAGACTTCACCACCTGTGAGGCAGATGTTATCAACGCCGAAAGAAAGGACGTGCTCAGCAAGCGCTATTGGCTCGTAGAACTTCTGCGTGCTCTTGAACAGTCTCGGGTCGATGGCGTGTTGCGTATCGCAAGGCCAACCGGAGCACTTGAAGTTGCAGCCTGCGAAGCGTACGAACACTGTTGGCTTGGATGTGTTAGGGCCTTCACCCTGGTACGAAGCGTATGTCTCAACGACTCGCAGCATCAGATAGCACCTCGCACCATAGAAGTTCCAAAACCGTTCCAGTGGTACAGCACTTCTGCTCCGTTCGTCTTGGTTTCCTCGAGGCGACAGATCGCATCGCACTTGTATGTAGCTGCAGCCCACTCAGCAATCCACTTGGCGAGGTTCTCTACCGTAGGATCTTCCGCGACGGTAACGAGCCCAGGAAGGAACTTCTGGTCATTAGTCAGCTTCGCCTTCATGATCTCCTCGGGGCCTTCGCCTTGAACCATCTCTTTCCAGGTCATGTACGCCTGAACCTCGGCGGTCTGGTAGATCGGCTGTGCCCAGGGATCGTCTTCGTTAAGGATCAGGTGGTGGTCGTACTTGGTGTCGATGTACGTACGGAACTTCTTCTTCATGTCACCAAACTCAAGCGCCTCACCACTACTGTTCGTAGCCATACCATCAGGACCAGGAGTTACCAACAGGACCAGTTCAAGTTGCATACTGTGTCCGTGGATCTGTTGACACTTGCCAGGCGTGAGCGACAAGCGATGAGCTACTTCCATGTTGTGTCGGATCTTAAGTCGCATTTGTATTCCTTCTGTCATTCCCACTCGATGACGTCTTCAAGGTGTGTTGCAGGAGGTAGGTACTTCTGTCCGCTGCCAGCTTCAGTTTCGCCGAAGTTCTCTGCTAGTGCATAGGCACCTGCTTCTGCCTTCTCTCGATCGAAGGGTGCTTCGCAGTCGTAGACTTGCGCCATACGCTTACCAATGCTCAAGCCTTCGAACGGAAGGATGACCTGCTGAGTTCCGCCGCGGACGAACTCTCGCATGATACGGTCGCGCTCAACGTCACCCGTATAGAGTGCCACTAGCAGCGGATTCCAAGAGGACAAAAGCCGTATGTCTGAACGAAGGTTAAACCACCAACGAAGCTTTTCAGCTGCCTTGGAGTTCTTGATGTCGATGTCGTACGGCTCGATGTGAAAATCAGGATCGATAAATCCGTACTTGTACGACATAACGTACACGCGGTCGTAGAACATCTCAGCGTGTGCCAGTACTAGCTGAAAGTGATGACCAACCCATACTTCCCGCGCAGGAGCTGGATAGTCTGACTTCTGGTTAGTGCAAGGGATGATAGCAACACTTGCTCCAGGCTCAACTGGCGGACCCATACGTGCGAGGCGTACCGCTGGAGGATCGACCGGATTACTCGTAGGCACTAGTTCCTCCGAATGATCAGCGCGTAGTCAGTTCGACCACGATGAGGAAAAGCTTGTTCGTCTTCTAGTACGCCGAATCCTAGAAGCATGTTCTTGACTTCCTCGTACGTAGGCTTCACACCCGTAGTGTACATGAAGAGTACCTTGTCAGCCTTTACTTGCATGAGCTCCTTAAACCTACCCATTGAGTCGCGGGTAGACCAAGAAGGCAGAGGATCAACTGCTCCATGCAAAGCCTTGTTCAGTACATCGAAGTTGGCAGAGTAGACATCTTTGCCAACGACAACCTTCGGCGGATCAACCTGCATGAGATCGTATGAGCTCACCTGCGACCCTCCGATGGCATCGAACACTGATCCTTCATGATGTACAAAGGTACCAGGCCGATTGATCCAAGTCAGATTGTATTCCCGTGCTCTCTGGAAGCGTGCAAACAGCTGCTCAATGTTTGCGTACCACTGAGTCATACGTCCCATGAGGGTACAACGTACGATAGCTGAGCACAACGCAGCGTGATCAAACAGTGTACCTTCATCAGCCACCCAGTCGATGAAGCCTGCACTACGCTCATCGATGTTCTTCATCGCACGCGACTCGAACATCCATCCCTTACGGTAGTGAATCTTGTCGACATTGGTCTTAGGTGCCGCTGCTGAGAAGACACCCTCAACTATTGCACGGCTGTAGTACTGTGTGTCCCATGACTCGATGATGCGATCAGGACCAGCCATGGACATTACATCTTTGCCTGTACCTGTAAAGGGTACAAAGATACGCTTAGCATCTCCTACATGTCCCTCAATCCATGCAGTTGCTTCTTTGGTTGAAGCTCCGATAAAGCCAGTTCGATAACCTGTCACGACGTCTCCTTTCTTGTCCTTGTCATCGTGGCCTGTGGATCTCTGTCCTTTGAAGGGTCCGGGGTGGACATATTACTTTTCGTCGCCAGTTCACTGGTAAGTCTTTACAAGCTGGAACGGGCATCATGTACCAGACGGTAGGTCTTAGTGGCACATCAAACGTTTTAATGGCTACAGCAGACCCTCCGATGGCTAATACGATTGCTATTAGCTTGGTAATCATTTATACCTCCGCACCCCGGTGCCGATCTGTGAGCGCACACCGAGGCGACCATTCCTACGGGCAGGACCCGTCGCCACCGTACTTCAACGTCTGGCCAGACAGAGCTACCACGTCGTACTTCGCAGTGTTGGTTGCGAAGGTCGTCAGTGACGCCGCGTTAGGCGTCACGCCCTGGTTGGTCGTACTACCGATCGTTGCGCCGAGGGTAGTCGTCGGGCAGATACCATTGCCCATCTGGGTGGTCGGGTTGGCCACGTTCGCCGCGACCTCACCGAACACCTGGTTGCGTGCACCAGCTGTGAACGTGCCGCCCCATGCGCTGTCAGGGAATCGGCCGATGTTCACGCTCTTGTAGTACACCCACCAGTCGGTGCCGGAGTGCAGGATGCCGAACGCCTTCGACGATCCACCGATGTCAGCCGTCAGGTCGGCACCTCGGTTGACGGGGTTGGAAGCGTTGTCGACCCAGGCAGCATCGCTGTATCCACCAAAGATGCCGTTGACCCACTTCGTAACGAAGAGCCGCGTCTTCGTATCACCGTAGGTGGTCGGGTCGACGGTCCACCCGACCTCAACAGCCTGTTGCTGGTTGGCTGTTGAGACGGTAGCCTCTACCAGCGAGTGGAAGTCACCAGCTGCCAGTGTCGGATTGGCCACCGTGAAGTTCGCGGCCACGCCGGAACTGACGATGTCCTGCCGACCACCTGCGTAGAGGTAGGTCAGCGCGGCATGCGCCGGAGTGGCTATGCCGACTACTCCTGCCACGGACAGAGACAGCGCGATAAGCGCTGCTCTGATTCGAGCCTTTCTGATCTTCATAACATTCCTTTCTTTGCCCGACTACCCTATGCAGTCGGAGCTTTTGCAGTGCGCCAGAACTCTGTGTCTGCGTACTGCGTCGGATCGAAGAGGCCCAGGTCGGCAGCTTTCTCACCGTAGATAGTTTCAACCGCCTGGTGGATCGCTTCGAGCCGCTCAACACAGGTACCGCATCGACCGCAGTGGGTCTCGCCACCCTTGTAGCACGACCAGGTATCAGCGAGAGGCACCTCGAGCTGGAAGGCTTTGCCTGCGATGTCAGCCTTGGACTGGTGCATGAACGGTGCCCAGATGAACCTGTTGGGAACCTCGTCGCCATCTTCCAAAGAAAACCCGATTTGACCAAAGCCCTCGTTGCCGTACACGACAGCTGCATTGGCTGCATCGATGAAGGTGGGACGACAGTCCGGATACACGAAGTGATCGCCAGCGTGGACACCCGTTGCGACGAACTTGTAGTTGTTGTTGACTGCTACACCTGCAGCGATGGACAGCATGATCATGTTGCGGTTAGGAACAACCGTTAGCTTCATGTTGTCTTCGGCGTAGTGACCCTCAGGCACCTCAATGTCCAGGCCGCCACCCTCGTGCTTGTGCACAGCGGTGAGTGCAGAGTTGCTAATGAGGTGCGTGATGCCGGTGAGGTCGACGATGTCGTGACGCAGACCCAACGTGAAGGAGGTCTTTTCAGCGTACGTGAGTTCCTTCTTGTGACGCTGTCCGTAGTTGAAGGACAGTAGGTGAGGTTCGTACCCCCTGCTGACCATATCGTACACGAGGGTCGTAGAGTCGAGCCCACCACTAAAGATTGCAACGCTATCAGACTGCATGGTAGAACGTACCTCTTCCTTGTTTGCTTATGGCTACTAGTCCTCGTTGTTCGAGAGTCGAGAATACTGCATCGGCTTCTCTTGCTGTCAAATGATAGTTACGCATTAGCCTACTACGACTAACACCGGGTGACCTCTTGATGTTTTCCATTACGGTTTCGAGTTGGTTCTCTGCAACGCTCTTGCCAACACCATTTACTACGTCGATTGCGTATTCACGCCACTCGCTTGCGTATCTGATTGCTAATAGGACATCGTCGATTCCAATCTCTATTCGATCGGACATCTTTCTGGCTGCTGCCAATAGGATGGTTGCTTTCAATGTAGACTTTGCAAGTCGATCGAACAACGGGGTCATAAGTTCGGGACGTTCAGTCTTAAGGCCTGCATCAAGCATTTGTCGTTCGAAGTTGTTGTAGCGATCCCACGCTTCTTGAGTTAGTACAGCGTCACATGTTTTCCGCGCTGGAAGCTTTACACCATTTGCCAAAGTGGTAATTGTATCAGCATGGTAAAAATTGTATAACTCAGTCATTGTGTCGACGAGCGCTTCTCTACCTGACGTGTCCAGATCTGTTGGCGGACCAAGTGGACGAACTCGGCTTGCGTCTGATTCTGCTGTAAGGAAGAGAAAACGAGGGATGAACCCTGAAGAGATGTGATCGAATTTGAGTAGCTGTTGTACACGCGTTCTAATACCACCTGCAAACACAATAAGTACAGGATCTCGCACCTCAATGGTCTCCTTGCGGAGCATCCTCTTCTGCAGCTTACCGTCATACAGTTTAGTAAGAACCTCTGCCATTCCTGCATAATAGTCCTTCTTCGTGATCTGTTCTAGTAGGCCACTAAATTCGTCCCGAAGGAACATAGAAGGTCTACCAGGACGCGTAGAAAGACCTTGCATCAAGCCTTCAATGGAACCATCTGTTGCCATTACGATATCGCTGTCGACTTCGATCAACAGGTCAGTCGCAATATCCATTGCAGTTGACTTACGTGTCAACGTTGTATCAGCAAGGATCATGAACCAAAGGTTAGGTACAATGCGACCGAAAGCGGTAGGCAAAGACACATTACCAGCAAGGAGACAACTAAGAATAATAAATGCGCCGCCTTGATGGTATTGAGTCGCTGCATCACCCAGACTAGAAGCCCAATCAATGTACTCTTCAACGAACGTTCTGACATTGGCAACTCTTTCGTATTCTTCTTCTGTAAGGAGTTTGTCCTCGATGGGTGATACAACGTCGTGTTGATGAATGTGACTATCATGTTGAGCGGAAGCCCTACACACGTCGGCCCAGAGGTACTCACTACCAAGACCATCACGTGCGAATTTGTTACATTTGGAATCCAGACATACTTTAAATACCTGCTCACGATTCATACCTGCTTCGAAGCAATACATCGCAAGCTTGTATAGTGTCTTCGACCAGTCGCCGGTTGGAATGCTATCGTGAGTAGTAAATGCGATACCAGGAAGCTTGCTTAGGTACTGCTCCATGATCTCGCGACCAGTGCCTTGCGGGAGTACTTCGGGGTACGGCATCGCTGCACGGTTAATAGCCGTAACAGCAGGTAGTACATCAAAGTCGCTTGCACGAAACCACGCTGCCCCGGACCCCAATAGCACAATCTCCACAGGGCCTACGTCAGTGTCGATATACTTATAGTTCTTGGTTAGAGGTACGCGTAGCAGCTGCGACAAATCCCAGCCAGAACGGTCGGCGCCTTCATCTGCGTAAGCGTAGGCGATTCTCTTACTGATGTCTTCAACGACGCTGGGTTCCAAGGCATCGTCAAGACACCAGAGCGCCTGAAAACGTCCAGGAGAGGTTTCCCAAGACACCGTTGGTGCTGGATCCATTATGTCGGGACGACACTCATCAAGGTCTGCCCAAGCGGTAGGACATTCCTTTACGTTGTCACGCGTTCGGCTCTTCGACTTGAACGTGTGCGGACAGAAGTATACATCCCAGGGACCATCTATGATGTTTGCATTAACGTCGTCAACCATATGTTCGAACTGATCTGGTAGGTCATACCAGTGTTCCTCCATACGCTTAGCGGCGCCACGTGTTAGGGTGGTTACACAAAACCAACCACTAGAACGACCGACGGCAGACCTAAAGAACCCCCTGCGAATATCGTCGGGTGAGCCATTAGTTTCCATGCCACCCCTAACTAGTGGAAAACGTTGGGAGCCCAGCCCCTCTGCCCATGGATGGACCGGACTCCCAACGCGCTTATCAGTAGGACAGTTTTTACGGGGGCGCTCTGCTAAGCCGAGTCATTTGATACGAGCGGCGTTGAAGGCTCGTACCCCCTGATGCTTACGGGGCGAGCGGGTCGTTCTGTGTAGCGTTCTGACGGTCGAGGCTGTTCGGTGCCGGGAAGTAGCCCTTCACCTGCATGCGCGCCTCGTACGTGTGCTTCTCACCCGTGTTGGGATCAACAACGGTGTTGCTCTTGCCCATCCCCCACCGCATGACGAACTTGCGGCCGATGAGCTGCTCGATCTTCGGTACCTGCATACCGCTGGAAACGTTGATGCCAAGAGCCTTCATCAGCATGGTGTAGCTGTATGCGGCGCCCTGCCAGAGGCAGAGGCGGTCGAAGACCTTTGCGCGGGTGAACTTGCCTTCCTGAACCGTGTAGGTCAGGTTGTACATCGGCTTGCCAGGGTTCTTGGCCGACTTGGAAAGCTCGACCTTGCCGGCCGTGATCGCAACGACGTACTTGCCGACAGGCATGTCATCGAAGGACTCGGCAGCAATTTCCTCCTTCGACAGGTTGATCCGAAGGTCGCCCAGATCGATCTGAGCCTCACCCTCGTCCCACTCATCGTTGGCCGGACCGCCCGCGCCATCGGGAAGTAGGCTTGCGTCGTCGCCCCATCCAGGCTCCGTATCGGTCACAGCAGGCTCCTGGAAGGTTGCAGCGGGAATGGTTACAGCGTCATCCTGTACTTCAGTAGTTCCCTGCTCGGACAGATTGTTATCGTCCAGAATTAGATCGTCGGTCATTTCTTCGCTCCTGCGTAGATTGTGTTGTACACGTGCTTCATCGTAATGTCTTGGATGATGGCTGGTAGTTTGTCCGATCGATCCTTGGCGATGATAAGCTCACTTGCAGAGCTCAGCAGTAGCCGCTTCTCGACCATCTTCATCTTGGGTGTGCCATCGGCATTGTTTCCGTCTGGTGTTTGCAGCTCCTTCACGTACATGTAGAGGACGACATCGAAGAAGCCAGCGATCTGTCGAGCCAGCTTGCCAGGCAGATCAGGGCTCTTCGAAATCTTACCCGTCAGGTCGTTGGTTTGATCCTTGACGTGAAGCGTCATCAGGAAGTTCAACGGCAGATCACGAAATCCACGTACCATCTGTCGAAAGTGATCCTGCGTAATGCCCCACTCACGGAAGCTCGGTACCGCTTCGTCGCGGACCTCACCCTTGTCAGCAGCAATCTTGGCTGCCTGCTTCATAACAGAAGCCTGGTCGTACTTCTGTGCCTCAGTACCAGTATCCAGAATCACCGTCTGGAACCCGTGGTTCATACCTGAAGCAAGATCACGTTGAACGTTGATGATCTGATCCCAAGTGGTAATCGGAAGCCGTTCAACGCCGGGGTACAAGCTCTTTGCTGACAGTGCACCGCCATCAACATCGAGTAGAAGTACCCTACGCATTTCAGGTACAGCGTCTGCTGAGGCACACAACCGTGTCTTACCAACGCCTGGAAGCCCATAGATGACGGCGTTGATGCGCGGCGCCAAGTCACCTAGCTTCTGCAGCTTGATCCCACCCAATGAGGTAGGAGTCAGATTGGTAATCGTCACGATTATTCGCCGTTAGTGATGTAGTCGTAGAACATCTTGGCTACCACGAGTACGTCGGCAGCAGCCTCTTCTGCACTGTTGTCCCGGAAGGTAACGTCTCGACCACGGCAAGCGATTGCTTGCTGCACACAGATGGCACGCCGTTCGGTGTCGTTCAGGATCGGTACATGCTTCTGCGGATCGTAGTCCCCATTCAGCTTCAGTGAACCTGAAAGGTTGTGGTAGGTTTCGGCCATTTTCTATCCCTTCATTGGTTTATCAGTGTTGGATTTGGCTTCCTCGTAGTACAGTTTTTGGCGCTTGTCGAATAACGACTCCAATGTGTACAAGTAGTCCTCGCCACGATCCTTAGCTAGGCAAGGCTCCTTGAACGCACAGAATCCGCAGGAGAAACGACCAGACGATTTGTAGATTCGAAGCCTGGGATTGGTAATCTCTTCCGCCTCGTACGAGATAGCGATGCCAGCAGCTTGCAGTTCCGCTTCGTTACGAGTAATGGTGTGCCGCTTGTAGAAGACGTTGTTCTCTTCCAGGAACTGGATATATTCATCGTACAGCCCTGCAGCGTACCCTTGCGGATCGTTCTCCGAAACCGTCGTCTTGTATACTTCGTAGTCGTATGTCTTCTGTCGGTTCTGGCTGTATAGTGCACCTCTGTACGGACGCTTCAGAGGCTCAGGCTCTTCGGCCATTGCCTTCTTCTGCTCGTGGTAGACGAAGCCTGCTACGTCTATACCAAGAGTCCAGAGAGCCCAACAGTACCCAGTGATCTGATCGTCAAACCAAAGGTAGTCATCCGGAGAACCTGGATCGCCAGTCGAAAGCCTGGCTGCTGTCTTCCAGTCGAAGATCCAGTATCGACCATAGATGTCGATGGCAAGCATGTCAATGCGTCCACCAAACGTTACCGGCAGACCCTTCCACTCGTGGAAGTATGCATCCCAGTCGACAGCATCTTCCAGACGCTGGCCAGCTACCTTAATCTCATACGACTTTTGCTTCTTCCAACAGCGATTACACTTGCACCAGATGTACATCTCATCGCTAGGCGGCGCGGGAACCATCTTAGTATCCCAACGCTGTTTGTCAACGTTGTATACTTCGACACCAATATGTAATTCGCGAAGGATAGGAACTTCGAACTTGACCTCAACGCCTACCGGTGTA